TTGATCAAATCTATATGCCGATGCTCCGTTATTTGTTACTAACAACATTGTCATTGCTGGTAAGTAGATTTGATCTATAGTTGCGCCGGCCGAATCGCTTAATCCTGTAAATGCAGTGGCTCCAGAGGCTACTGTACTTGTAATAGTTACTGTGTCTGTACTCTCATTTGTAGTTATGCTAATACCTGTACCAGCGGAGATCGTTAACGTATCAGTAGCACTATCTGCTACTACATCATTTTGTCCGGTAACTGCAATAGTTGCAAAGGCATTAGCAGAGCTAGAACTGTTAGTAATAGTCACAGTGTCTGTGCCTGCATCTGTAGTTATACTGATACCGGTGCCAGCGACTAGTGTTAACGTATCAGTAGCTGAATCTGCTGCAACACTAGTCTGTCCTGCTACTGCTATTGTTGCAAAACTATCTGATTGTGCGCCACCGCCAGCTACGGTTGTCCAAGTATTATCGCCTCTCAAGAACGTGGTAGTATCTCTAGTTCCAGCAGTGCCTAACCTCAAAACTGGCACAGTACCACTTGCTAAGTTACTAGCATTTAATGCTGTTAAGTTTATTCCGCTTACTACTGGAAGCGTAGCAGGGAATCTAGCATCTGGCATAGTACCACTTGCTAAGTTGCTAGCATTTAATGCTGTTAAGTTTACTCCGCTGGCAACAGGCAGCGTAGCAGGAAATCTAGCATTAGGAACTGTACCACTTGCTAAGTTGCTAGCATTTAATGCTGTTAGACTTGTTCCTATACCGCTGAATGATGTTGCTGATAATATTCCAGTATCGCTGATAGAAGCCAAACTAGTTTGTATAGATGTACCGGATACACCGTTGTACCGGACAAGGTTGTTATCTGCATAGCCGCCATTTACTGAGCTAACATCGCCGGCGCCGCTACCTGTAGGACCAGGAGGGCCTTCATCGCCTTGCGGCCCTACTAACGTTGCTGTGCTTTGTCTACTACCGTCCCCAAATACGATTTCGCTGCCTATTTCCACATCTGCTGAAAAACTTACATCGGTTAAAAAGGATATACTGCTGCCTGTTGACAAATCTATAGTGTTAGTAGAGAAAATTAAGTCGCCTGCGGCAGCAGAAGAATTTATAGTAACTACTCCTTGATTAGTAGTTAGTGTGATTCCGGTACCTGCAGTAATGCTTAACACTCCTGTATTAGATACCGTAAATGCACCTGCGGTTTCAGAAACTGCAATCCCTGCGGCTGCTTGAATATCTAATACACCTGTATTAGTCACAGTAGTTACATTATCAACTACTGCTACAGAAATGCCACTACCTGGGGTTATATTAGCAATTCCACCTGATCCTGGATCTGCTACTGATATGGCATTTCCCATAACTAAATGGTTAGAACACCAATAGTAAAGAGTCGCTGGTGTTGAGTTGGTTATTGTTATCCAAACTTGTCTAGAGGTGGCTGAGTTGAACGCTGAACTATTATATACAGTCTCAGTTACAGTAAGCCCATTAAGAAAATATCTTACGTTGGACAAATAACGTGTGCCGCCGCCCAACGATCCACTTAAATTGTCATCGGAAAAATTCAAAGGATGAGGATTAGGAGTAGAGTTGGTAGCATTTGGAAAGTATACATTAGTAGCATCGCCTTGATCAAATACATAAGTGTATCCTACTACAAGAGTTGGACTTGCACGATAAATATTGTTAAGATTGTATTTGTTTCCCGCGTCGGCCTCCTGTGGTCCAGTAACAGTTACTGTATAAACAACAGTTGACACTCTAGATTCTACAGATTTTTTTCTAAATCCTATATTATCTATATTAGAAAGATCAGCCTTAGCAAGCGAAATTCCGCCTGTCAGATCACCATCAAATAATCTAAGTGTATTTGAATCTCTATCGTAAAAAATTTCTCCCCTGCTCCCAACTTTCCTGTCTAGAAAGTCAGATTCTCTAGGAATAATTCTTACGCTGTTTAGTATAGGTGCTTTGTTTGACATGTATAATTCCCGTATCAATATATTTATTCATAATACAACATAGAATTGTGTGCCAATACTGGGGTAGTTACCATTATACTATAGGGTAGTTAACTGCTAACGATAAGTATTGGTATGCAACAGCGTGCCGGATTACTATTCTTAGCAAAAACAACAGGTAGGGTACTTCTTATATTAGAAGAATCTAAATGGACAGTTCCTACCTTCCCTCGTAGCCGATCGCTCCTAGAAGATGCTGATGTATTATTAGACAGGTATTCTAAAGGACGTATTTTGCCTATTGAATTGTACCTATCAGAAGACCGGGGATTTGAATATGGTACGTATGTTTGTCTCGTTGATGAAGAATTTTTAACAACTGCTGCCTCAACTATTGCTTGGAGTAACCTAGAATATTTGCCTAAGCAATTACATACTGGATTAAAAATTACATTAAATAATTCAGTTATAAGAACTAAAATTGAAACTATATTGGAGTTAGAAAAATGTTAGAAATACTTAAATCTGAAAGATTTCAAGAAGAATATAAAATGTATCAAGCTAGTATTGATGCTATAGCTAATAGTGATATTCGAGCACAAGCAGAGATATTACTTAAAAGTTTAGTTAACGAAGTGAGAAAACTTGATAATCAACATCAAGAAATGTTTTCCGGTAATCAAATTCCTATGGCGCTAGGAGACTCTAGATTGGGGATTACTCAGTTACGGAAAAAACTTGATGTTCTTTGTAAAGAGTTGAAAACTTTAAAAAAATAATATGCTTATTTGATCTACTAATATAAGTTACCTTGTCTTGTTATTACTATGTTTGATGCAAACACAACTCTCGATTCAGTTGTTTGATTATAGAATACATAATGTTCGAGGCATGATGGAAATATTATTAATATTCCCTCTTCCATTGGTGGCTTATATACATTCGGATATTGATCTAGTGGGTCCAATTCTAAATATTTCAAATGATTCGATAGATTAGGAGTCCTAAAAACAAGCTGGCCCGAATTCAAATTAGGTTGTTTTAATATCGCTATACATGAAAATGCTGGTACATTAGTTGTTATATGATTATGCAATTGTTGGTGATCGTATTGATTATGAACATTATACCATGTATCTATTTCAACTTTATACGGAAATTGAAACATAAAAGAATCTATGTAGGACTGAATGTAAGGTCCAGGTAGTACTGTATCATTCCATTTTTTAAAGAATTCAGCATCGCACCAGCGTTGAGATGCATTTTTAGAAATTCTACTTTCATCGCCTTTGTATTCATCTTCTTCTCCATTTAGTATTAATGGAAGATAATGATCTTGTAGCGTTTTTAGATCTACAGGATTCAATCGAGAAATGCTTATTGGGTATCCTTCAAGTTGTATTTTCATTAGATATTGTCTTTGGTGTACAAGCCAGTTTTAAAATTACTTGTGAGATCTACAGTATTACCAGTGTTAAAGAAGTCAATTACTTTGTCTGCTAAAATTTTATGATTAACTTCTGAAAAGTGATTAAAACGCAGGTCGCCAGTTGCTGCACGATATATCGCAGCCGTTTCATCGTAGTCAAACTCAGAGCTTGAAGTGTTAAACATAGTGCCTTCTACTCCTGTAACGGAGTGAAACCCTGGTAGAATCAAACATCGAACACCTTGCTGTGCATATAGTTTAGTTCTAAAAGTTATCGCATCAAGAATTGCATCATAGTGTATTAAAAGGCGGTGATCGGAATATAAATATTTTTTATACATTTCTAATGCTTCGGCTTGTTCTTTTGTAACATGAATTCCGGGCACAAATTTTGCATTTAGGAAGTTTCCCATGTCTGGGTTATCTTCAAAGAACCATTCTCTGTAATAAGAAGTAAGTTGTATTATAACATAGTCACCACTTTTAAATGACGGTTCACGACTTCTTAGGGTATGGAAAATATACTCATTGGCACAGCCAGCTACAGCGTCATTTATATAATCGCTATCTCCAGTAAAACTTTCAAAAACAATATCGGTCCAATTCTTTTCTAAAGGCATGAACGTTACCGGGCCGTTAATCCCAATAACTTCATCCTTATGAGCATTGGGTAAACTAAAACTGTCGCCGAAAATATATAACATTAATTAGTTGCTCCGGTTTCTAATAAAATATTGAAAGATAAACTAATACGATCTTCATTAGTTTTATTTTCATCAACGCTATGATCTAAATAGCCTGGCCACATACTTATTCTGCCTTGATCCGGAGAGAATGCGTTTTCATGAGCATATGAACTTCCGATTGGATTACATTTTAATGCTTTAAGCGCATTTTTAAAAACTATATCACCATCTTGACCATTTGTCTTGAACCAATATACTCCGCTAATATGACTGGTCCCGTGATCATGAAGATGAACATACTGACCGGGTTTGGTTAGTGTTAGCCATGAGGATTCAATTGCAGGCTTATAAAGAGGTTTAACATTCATCATTCTCATATAATTGAGACAATTATGCATAATACATGACGTAACTGCCCTCATTTCTTCGACTCGTAAAATAGACTCTCCAAAATTACCTTTATTAGACAGACAATTGGTGTTAGAATTCCAATGTGGATTTTGCCCCCATTGATCTTCTAAATAAAGTTTATCAACTACAGTTTGCAATTCGGTTTGTATCTCAGCATATTCCCTATTTTCTGTTTTATAGGTATAAAAAGGCGTAGGAAATAACGAATAAATTTTAGCTTCATTTTCGTTGTTCATATTTTATTCCGTATTTAAATAAACATCATTTGATTAATTCTATAAGAATCGCCAACAAACCAATCAGGTTGCATTACTGCTGTATGTACATCAGTCTGTCTATATAATACTAATCTATTAAACATCATTTCTGCATAACCTAGTTCCTGCCCGTTTTCAGAATAGAACGCAGTGCCGCCGCGTGATTCGTTGTTGTAATTTAAATATATCGATGCTGCAAATCTTCCAGGATTTGCACTATCTCGATGAGGCGTTGGCTGGTCTTGTCCTTGCATTACATTTACTAAAAATGGCATGAAATTAAACGCTTCACGTATATCGTTACTAGTCTTTCGAGGACCATCATTAAAATTCTCATTGATTAATTTAACAAATGTTTCTGCTAACCCTGTTAGATTAATTCCAAGACTGATTGATAATCCTGGGTAAGTATTTCTAATCATGCTTTTTGATGCAGGAATAGAAAGGGTCAATTCTCTAATCTTTTCAGGATTAACATAAAAGTCATCAACAATAACGCATTTGGAATCGCCTAATTGATGTACACATACTTTAAAATTAGGATTGATTGCAAATATGTCGCATTCATTTATTTTTTTAATCATGCTCTAGCATTATGCTCAATCTCTACCAGCATTCTAACTGCCGGGAAATAGATGTAATTAATTCCGGAATTATACAGAGTACGCATAGCATCGTCAATAGTTTCAACTAATGGCTCACCGCCTAAATTAAAACTAGTATTAAACAATGCAGGAACTCCTGTTTGATTTTTAAATTCTTTAATTAAATTATACCAATGAAAGTTTTGCTCTTCAGTTACAGTTTGAATTCTACATGTACCATCGATGTGTATAACTGCTGGAATCTTTTCTTCTATTCCCGGCTGACAATTAACAGCATACATCATCGAAGGAGAATCTTCCATGCCTCTTAGATCGAACCAATCATGCACATCGTCCTGTAGTACAGATGCAGCAAATGGTCTAAAGTATTCTCGCTTCTTAATTAAATTAACAAAATCTTTACCATCTGTAAATGTTGGATCAAACATCAGTGATCGATTGCCTAATGCACGCGGTCCGTTTTCACATCTTTCTTGAAATAATGCTACAATGTTCTTTGATCGGATAGTATTAATAATATCTTTGTAATCAACATCTAGTGTTACGCTTCCGCCGTATTTACTTGCAGTCTCTATCACTGCATCTTCAGTAATGCGCTGCACTGGCCCAAGATATAGTCCTTCGTCTTTAGCTCTAATTTTCCTATCTTGTGTAACTTTATAGTAATGATAAAGTGCTGCACCCATTGCGGTGCCAGCATCGCTTGATATTGGCTCAACATATATCTTTACGCCTTTTGGTAAGTGCTGTAGATAGAAATAGTTAGCTACGCAATTTAAAGCATATCCTCCGCTAATAACAATATTTTTATTGCCAGTACGTTCAATTGATTTTAGAATTAAGTCTAGCACCAATTGCTGAGATTCAGTTTGAACATTGTACGCCATATTTCTTCTAGAGGACAATAGCGTTACATCTTCTGCATTAGCTTCAAGCATTTGTTGTTCGTAACGCTGCCTCTGTTGTTGATCAGTAGGGTCTGTTACTGCTCTATGAATTACTGTTGGATTATGTAGCCTATCATCTAGCTCGTCGTATAGTTCTTCATTGACCAATGCTCCATTGGGATAGGTTGGTACGATTAAATTCTTATTTGCACCAATTTTTTCATAAATCTTTGGTGCTTTATTTGGTTCACCGTATGGGAATAGTCCCATAGTTTTACCTGCTTCGATTGAATGCCACCCGCAAAATCTAGTAACGGCTTCGTATGCTTTAACAATGCCTGCTCTATCACTAATTACAACTTCACATCCGTTATGGTGAATCTCAGTTGCCCACGGTCCGTTTCCAGCACAGTGTTTATACACTTCTGTAAACACTGAAGGATATGATACGTCATATATACTTTCTACTTCCCACATTGTGTCGCCATCGTGACGTTTAATAAAAGTGCCAGCACCATCTACAATAATAGCACTTGCTTTATCAAACCCAGATCTATAAAATGCACATGCAGCATGATTTCTATGATGTTGATCATGGTACTCAGCTACTTGTGTACTAACATCATCAATCAGCCCAACTTTTCTTGCTAGAGAAGAATAAATATTTTCACCAGTGTAATCAACTCTTGCATTACATTCATCAGTGTGTGAAATTACCAAATAATCAATTTTATCAGTATAGTCAAGTATTTTTAAAATGCTAGCAAACGGGCCGCCGTCATACTTCTGTCGAGTTAATCTTTCTTCTTCGATAGCAAATACAATTTCTCCATCTTTTAAAAGACAAACTCCTGCATTATGTCCTCGAGCAATACCTGCGATATAACCTGTTTTTTGCATTATTTTTCCTTGTAGCATTTATTTTAAGAACAACCGGGAGTAGAACAACCAGCAAGTTGTTTAGGTTCAGTATATGTACTGGTAGTTTTACTTAAAGTAGTTTTAATTCCTTTAGTAAGTGTCTTGATAGTTTCGTCATTAAGTTTCATTAAATTTTCGTTATGCCTATCAATTCTAATATCTACTACAACTCTTATTGGAGAATATCGTCTTTCGTCTTTGCCATTATCTAGTATCGTAAGTGTACTGCTACTAGGATACGAAATATTTTCTGGGAATGTGCTGCCTATAACCACTGTACCTGGTTTGTTTAGAGCATGTGCAATATGCTGTCCAACTGAGTCGCAACCTAAAAAATAATCAGCAGCATTAACAATTCCGGTCCATTGTAATAGGCTAACACTCTCCGGAACCATTACTCCTAATGCTTTATTTGTAGGAATTTTTAACTCGCTCATCATTATAACGGCGTAATTTTTATTCAGTTCTTCGAGTATTTTTATAATATCGTCAACTTCAAATGATCTACCACTTTCGTCAATTATAACATCGCCTTGTATTCTAGCTGTAGATCCGAATGGTTGAAATATTACTACTTGTTGCTTTTTAAAATGATTCCTAGCTTCATTAACTAGTTCGTTTGATGTTACAATGTCTTTTTTACCAATAAAGATATTGTATTCTTTTGTTTCTGGAATAGTTTCGGGCGGAACGTCGTAGTTAATCAACATATCAAATGCTTGGACAAGATTGCATCGTTGAGTAAAGTATGCGTTTAGTTTGTACGGTTCGGGAGTAATTATTTCTCTGTCTTTTAATTTTTCAAAAAGATTCGGGTCGTTAGCAGGATGTACATTACTTGCTAAGATTTTGCTAGTTAAATATAAATCGATCCAACCTTCGACAATAATAACTACAGTCGGATCGATATGTTTGACGTAATATTCTAGTGCGGGAATTGCACATAGTACTCTGCCTGCGCCGCCATTTATAAAAAATGCTTTTTTCATTAATATTACAACCTTTGATAACTCATCGTATTATAATATTTATTGTGAAGTATGTACCTCTAAGAACAATGTGGCTGTTAAGTATTGTGCCGTTTCCAGCATAATACTATTTAAGATTACTTAACGCCAGCAGGTAGCTGTGACAATGCATCATTGTCTATATCAGTTCTATCAGCAATTCTAATAACATCAACGTATGGGTCATTAAATTCCATATCAACAGAGTCATCGGGGCTCATTGGAAATCTTATTAGGTAGCCTGGAACTCCTGCCCAATCTGCTGGCAAATCTCTAAGTTTTTGTCTGTATGTCATCCATTGTTCTTTTAATGCAGCAGGCATATCTGATGCAAGTCTACCGTCACTAGCTGCTAATAGTGAGTTTCTTTCAATTTTAGTAAACTCTATTGACCTATCTCGTAGGTACTCAAAGAACGAAAGAGGTGCAGTATAGTCGCTATCTACAGTCTCTCTATTGTAAACTATTCTAACATCGGACGGATCTACAACTGTAGCATTTGCCGCATCAGCTGGGCCAACTGCAACTTCGTAAATTTTTGGCTTGTCGAATCCGCTGTGTATTAATCCAATTCTAATACAGTTTTCGTCAGTGTCTGCTTTTAAGATCTCTCTTTTAAGATCCAATGGCAGCGGTTGTGCTGGCTCATTTTCTGCTTCCCACGATTGTGTAACCCGGCCGGTATCTTTACTAATCCAAAGTATCAATTCGGCTGGACCGTTGTACAACTGTGTACTAGTTTTACCCAACGTAGTTGCAGTTGAGTACATTTCATCTGGTACGCTATATGTTAGCATTTTAGTTATTTTTGCCATTTTATTCTCCTTAACTATACGTTATTTTAACTAGGCCGCCGGCGCCAAAACTACCCCAACATGCACTTGATGAGTCAGTTGCGTGTCCCGCGCCCCCGCCACCTGGGAACGCCGCGTGTGCAGAGCAACAGGCTAAGTTCCCAACACATCGATGTTTTCCGCCTATGCCATGAGGAGCAGTAAATGGTCCACTTGGTCCACCTGCTACTGAGAATGCATCTGCACAACAGTTATACTGCCTGTTAAATGATCCCGTAGTTCCTCTAAATTCAATATCGCCGCCATAAGTTGGTGAGTTGCAGCTATGGTTGACCCAACCTGCGTTGTAGTTACCT